TTAAAATTATTTTTAACTATATTTAAATCTAAATTAAAATTAGAAATAGCTTTATAATTAAATTTTGGCCTAGCAAAATCTGGAGCATAAATCGTATTAGAATTAAAAATAATATCATTATTAAATAATGAATCAAAAGATTTTTTATCTAAAAAATTATCAGAATCCATCAATAAAACCCAATCGTTATTGCAATTATTAACTAAATTTATTCTTCCTAATAATGGTTTAATTCTTTTTTCATTTTTAAAAACTTTAATATTTTGAGTTTCTATTTTTTTTAATTTTTCAAAATCATCTTCGCTACAATCATCTTGTATGATTATTTCGTTTATAACTCCATTTGATAGATTGAAATAATCTTTTTGTAACTGTTTTTCTATATATAAAAAACTATTATAATTTAAAAACCCTAAACTTACATTCATAAATGTTTAACTTTTTGTTTAACCACTTCCATTATTTTAATTTTATCTTTAAAACATTTAACCCAATTAGCATGATGCATAACTATATCTTTTGGTATATCGAAATCTTCCACACCATTCCAATGTGACATTGGTTGTCCATCTCTAGGTCTTTGTAATGCTATTTCACCATAAGTCCAATAATTTGGAGTTAATAATTTAGCATTAAATGCTATTTTTTGGTATCTGTGAAAATTTGATATTAAATTATTAAAACATACTTGTTCTTCTGGAAATAAATGCAAATTTCCTTTTACTGTTTGTAAAAAAGCACGAGTTTTAGACGTAGATCTCATTATAAAAAAACCAGTATTTACTCCTCCTATATAATCATTTTGAAAAGCAGCATCGAATCCATTTATTTGATTTAATAAATCTTTATAAAATGGTTTAAAAAATTGAATATCTGGATCTGAAAAAATAAAACAATCTCCGTCTTTTGTTTCATATGCTGCATCTATGAAACATTGAACTTTATACATCATAGTATCTCTCCACCCTTCACTGTGAAATTCTGAAGATTTACACACTTGAGGTTTGAATTTTACTACTAGTTCTAAATCAGTTTCGAATGGAAAAGATTTTATGAAATATTCTTTAAACATTTCATAATGAGATTCTGTAAAGACAGTATATAATTTCATATTTTTAAATATTTTTGTTCCAATTCTTTTTCGTTTGGTAATGGTTCTAAAAATTGACCATATGGTTTTCTCTTAACTAAATTAGAGAATATAAATTCATGCCATTTTTTGTGATATGGTGTTTCTTGCCATAAGAAAGAATTATATTTAGCTTCTAATGAGGTTTCGTTCCAATTTAATTCGTGTTTTTCGTGTGCGGCATAAAAATTTTTATTACATAATAAACATAAACTATGATTAAACATATTTAAAGAAAAATCAACATCCCAAAGATGCTCTGCGTATATGTAGGATTTGAATAAAGTATTATTTTCTTTCCACCATTTATTTTTAACCGCCCAAACATCAAATCCTGCTATTTCAATTCTAAATGGAATTATTTTATCGATTGATTCTATCGGTAAAGTATCATGCCTAGATACACAATAGGTTTCATATTCTTGATTTAATATTAAATCTATAAATTTTGGAGATAATAGTATATCACTATTTAAAAATATAAAATAATCACAGTTTTGATTTGATAATATATCAAAAAATTCTTTAGATATTGGCTTTTCAGATTTCGAATTTGATACTACATCTTTTGCTTTGGTTTTTAATATCGGTAAATGTATAAAATCACAATCTAAGTTTTTTTCGTTTGGAAATGTAATATTATATAAATCTATCTCTTTATATTTAGATTTAAGTTTTTTTAAAACCTTAATACATAAATCTTGTCTTTTATAAGATTTAAATATATTAATTCCTATTGCTATTTTCATTTTTTAATCTTTTTAAGGTGCTCATTACCGTGTCTCTATCCACATCTGGAATTTGGTTTACAGACAAATTATGTTTTTGTTTGAAATAATTTAAAGTTTGAATTACTAATTCTTGTCTTGATCCATCAGGTCTTTCTGCCTGTAATCTACTAGTAGCATTTGGGTTGTTTTTTATATATTGATCAGAGTTATATATATCAGCAAACCACCAAAATGGAGTAGTCCATTTGTTTATTTTAGTTTCTCTATATGCCATATCAACATCAAAAGCATTTCTCATCTCATTTACTGGATCGTATAAACCAACTTCTTTAAATGTAGTATAATGATGATACGTAAACTCATTGCACATATTCAAATATAAATTAACTTTTATATTATTACCATAATCTACCATAGTTCTAGGTGTTCTATTTTCGGGGGAACCACATTCTCCCCCCATACTGACATATGAAAAATATTTTATCCCTGACACTTTAGATGCTAAAATATATTGATTAAATATATCAGAGTTTTTAATTATCATATCATCCTCAATTAAAAAGATATGTTCACATTTTCTATTCATCAAATAAGAAACGCAATCATTTCTAGATTGTGCTGGATAATGGTTTTTTCTATGTTGAATCCAATCACAATCATAAATATCTTGATAATCTTGACCTCCATTAACAACTACCAATTCGTTTACGACTGAATTATCTATACTGTTATATAATTCTTTAAAATAGTTTTCACTATTATATGTAGTTATACCAACTCCTATTTTATCTTTAATGTATTCCATTTTTAAGTTCTTTTAAATTTTTAATAATTTCAGCTTCTGATAAATTTGGTATTTCAAATATATCTATACCATGTAATCTTTTAAATATCGCTCTCGCGTCATTAAAATTATTATTAAATGTTTTTGGATCTCTAACTTTAGAGTCTGTAACAAAATCACTTTGATTTTCAATCATATTCCAACTTTCGTATAGATCAGCAAACCACCAAAACGGGGTTGTAAATCCATGTTTATAAGCTCGGTATGTTAATTCTAAATGATCTCCATGACCTTTATTAAAATCTTTATGATGCAACCCTATCGTTTGTAATGCTTTTCTAGTATAGAACGTAAACGCTCCTAAAATATTATTATTTAATACTAATTTAGTATTTTTATAATTGATTATTTTTCTCCAAATTGGTTTTAAATTTTCGTCTAAGTTTTCTCTTTGAGAAAATCCAAAATTAAAATGTTGAATTCCTGTTTCTTTATATGCATTAATATAATTTTGAAATATTAAAGGATCTTTTATGATAATATCATCCTCTAAAGTAAAAATATAATCACAATTTTTATCTAAAAGATAACGCATTGCGTCATTTTTGCTCTCTCCTACATTTTTATTTGTTTCATGTTGTATTAAATGTGAATTTTGAAAATTAAAATCGATTTTTTTCCCATCATTAACTACGACAAGTTCTTTTATTTTATCTTTTGGAATAGAATTAAAACATTTTTCAAAGAAATCTGGTCTATTATATGTTATAACGCCTACGCCTATCTTATTTTCTTGCATAATTTTTCTGTAAATGTTCAGCAGTTTTTAGTAACTCGTCATTTGATACTGCTTTAGGTTCGTTTTGGTTTGGAATATACTTATGAATATGCATGAAATAACCGTAAGATATCTGAACTATTTTATCGTTATTAGGAAAATCATTAAAATCTATAGCTTCTATCTTAGAATTAGTTGATTCTAACCATTTATCTTGAATTGATGGGTAAAATCCAGTTGGTAATGTTAATTTTTTATTTCTTAAATTTATTATATAGTCTATAACGTCTAGTTCTTTACCGTTAAAGAATCTATCATCAAAATATCCATTATTTTTTATGATTCCAGAGTTAAAAAATAAAAATTCACTATTTAATTTTGAACTTATATTCAATTCCAATCCGGAATCGTCTTCTATAGATAAAGATTTAGTATCAAACTTACTTAAAAACCACGTTCCGAACGTTTCTGCGATTTTTATAGTATCATTCCAAATATTTTTATTAATCACTATTTGATTTGAATGTAAAATAAAAAAATATTTTATTTTTTTAAGTCTAAATTGAGAAATAATATGATTTCTTAATGTTGCTAATGAAGTTTGTGATGTATAACTTCTATGATTATCCAAATATGATTTATTTTTAGTTAAAGATGATATTATTATATCATTATGTGGAAAATTTATACTATCTAAACATTTAGACAGACTATCTTGATCGTATAAATCTAAAATTCCTATTCCTATTTCGTTATTCATGTTAATTTATTATATAATTGTTTTATATATTCTTCAACTTCTTTTTTGTGCTCTATATCTAACGTTTCGATAAAATCTTCAATAGATTTTAATATATTAGATAAGTTATAGTCATTTTCAACTGACGAAGACTCTAATTCTGTATCATTATCTTCATAATCCACTCTTAATATTTGAGGTTCGAGCTTGTTTATCTTGTCTTTTATTGATAAAATCTCTTCTGGAGTTAATTTTTCATCTATAATTAAACTTATTATGTTATTTTTACTTAAATCTGTTAAAATATCGTCATTAAGTTCATTATTTTTGATTTTTTTTGCAGAAAACTTAAAATATTGTGGTGAAATGTCATTTTTAATGAAATCAAAAGTGTTTTCATCCAAATCAAAAGTATATATTCCTCTTTCGTCCAAAGTGTCTCCAAAATTTTGTTGATATGGACTACCTACATACAAGATTTGACCGTTTGAGTATGTTCTGTGGTCTTTTCTATGAAAATGACCGGATATGACGTATGGAGACTTCTTTAAAATGTCTCCAGAGTTGATTCCATGCTCGCATGCCTTATATGAATTCATATAAAATGAAGATATTTCGAAATGACCAATACAAATATCAGTTTCTGGTATTTTATCGACTGAAGTACCCCACGGAATCATTGATATTTTTTTATTTTTATATGTTAATATTATGGGTTCATTATCAAATATTTTGATATTATTCCACCCATCTAAAATAGATATCGAGTTAACTGTGCTGTTGTTTTTAAAAAAACAACAATGATTTCCAGTTGAAATAAATATCTCAAAATTTTTAAAATAATCAAAAAATTTTTTGGCAACCGATAATGTATTAACATTTATTTCATTTCTATTATGAAATATATCACCCGGTATTAATATTTGATTGATATCTCTTTCAGAATAAACTCGACTAGCCCATTTTGCAAAATTTAAAGCAGTATCATGCCAAAGTTCATTATCTTGATATAATCCAAGGTGAATATCCGAAAATATTCCTATTTTTCTGTCTAACTTCATTAGTGGTAATATAACATATTTTTTATAATATACATCAATTATATTTTTTATTAGCTGATATATTTTTATTTTTAACTATATTGTTATAATTTGAAGATAGTAGTTCTAGTTCTTCTTTATATTTCTCGTGTGTTTCATGTATATGTTTTTCTTTTTTTATTCTATTTCTAAATGCATTAAAAGCTATTCTTGTAAAATATGAAAATGGATTTGTTCCTTTTTCTTTGTTGTATTTTTTTGAAATCAATGCTTTCATCATTCTTATGATTCCGTCACCGGCCATTTCTTCACGATAACTATAATTTATAAAATTACTAGCATAACTTAACTTATGGGATATTTTGCTTACCATCTCAGCTAAATTATTAGACATAATACCAGTATCATAATAATTCATTATTTCAGTGTCAAATTCTTTCGGGTCAACGTAAAATTTCTTTTTATCTACTTTTTGCTTTTTTGGTATGACGATATCATCTTCTTCTTCCGATTCTTCGTATTCTTCGTATTCTCGTACTGAAGAATTTAATAATGAATAAGGATCATCCTCATCAAATTCTTGCTCTTCAATATGTGATTCTTGAATTAATTCTTCAAAACCAAAATCATCATCATTTTTAAATTTCTTTTTTCTCATAATTGTATTTTTCTTTAATATATAATTCTTCTCTTTCGCTTAAATGTTTTTTACCATAAAAAGTATTATCTGCTATATCAAAAATATATGCCATACTTTTAGTTGGATGTAAACGTAATGCTCTCCCTATAGATTGCATTATTTTTATTTTTGCTTTTCCAGCAGTAGCGAAAATTATATTGTGTAAATTTGGAATATTGATACCAGTACTAAAAATTTTAGATATAGCGACCACTATAATATCATTTCTTTCTTCCATTAGGCTTCTTATTTTTTCTCTTTCTTCGATTTCGGTCGAACCTCTAATAAAATAACATGGTCTTTCGGAAGTTTTTTGTAAATGATCAAAAATATTAATTCCGTGATCTATTCGATCCACCATTATAATAGTATTATTTATTAATTTTTTAGATAAATTGCATATTATATCATTTCTTTTTTGGTTGTTTATCAAAAAAGTTAATTCGCTTTCGTACGCTTCAGTTGGTTTATTTTTATTAATATAAGTTTTTGGAACGTTTAAATGTTTTATATTTAAAACAAAAATTTTAAAATTAGATATATATTTTTTTTGTTTTAATTGTTCTGTTTTTTCTTCATATATTACTGGTCCGAATTTTCCAATAATATTCCAACAATCGAGCTTACACGATGGCATCGTTCCAGTAAATCCAAATCTATAATCGGTAGTTAAAAAATTAAATATGTTATTTATTTGGTTTGCTTTTTTATTACCGTGACATTCATCACCTAAAAATATCTTAACATCACTTAAAAATGATAAATCTGTCTTTTCTGATAATAATATTTGAGAACCCGCTATTATAGTGGTAGCTTCGGGGTCTGGCTTATTGTTTCCTGACCATTTTGTTACTTTATCCATACCATACGATTTAAAATCTTCTGCCGTTTGCTCTACTAATTGTATAGATGGAACTATAACTAATGCTTTTGCGTCGTTATCCTTTATATTTTTTCTTAAACTTTCTATTATAGAACACATTATTAATGTTTTTCCTCCGGCAGTAGGAATTACAACAACGCCTCTGCCGTTAATCATCGCTTGATGTATAGAATTTTTTTGGTGATCTCTATATATAAGGCTATATTCTTTAATATAAGGCGTTTTAAATCCTACATTAAATTTTTGTTCTAAATCTTCACTAATATTAAATTTGATTTGATTTATAATCAAAAAATTTTTAATTTCTTTTAGTAATCCTATATCAAATTTACCCGAAGGGGTTATTGCATATTTTCTTTGAGGTATAAATCTTCTATTTTTTGAAAAAGATTTAAATGGAATTGAAAAATTTTCTCGAATTAAAAGAAAAATGCTATTATCAGAAGATAATATTTGCGCTTGTTTTTTATTTTGAGATAATTCTAAAGATACCATCTTATGTTATTTCTAATGTTAATAGTTTTGTTGCGTTTCCAACATCAAAAGTCATAGAACTTAGAATTTTTTCAATTTTTTCTAAATATTCTATTAATAAATTACAATCCTCAATAGAAGAACTTATGTCGGTTATGGTTTTAGTCGCGTCCACTTTTTCTTTTATAGAAACTTTGGGAACTCCTTTTGGAATACCGTTTGCTTCGAACTTTTTAAAGACTTCTTCTCTTAACGACTTTTTCTTTTTTTCTAAATCATTTTTTTCTCTTTTGGTATGTATCAATCTGGCTACCCACTTATGCTTAATAGATGGCAACATCAATTGCTTATCTAAAATATTAATCTGATCTAATTTTAGATCTTCTATTAATTCTTCGTTATATTTTGATATAACATCCATAAGTATTATATAGTAACATATGTTTAATAAATATCAAACTTTAGTTAATAATATTTTAGAGAATATGAATTCTGTAGGAGACGCTCTTATGAGTGGAGGGCAAGCAACTGGAAATGTGGCGACAGACCCTAACATTAAAATGGCCATGGCTATAAGCGGAACTCCTAAAAAGAAAAAGAAAAAAATTAAAATATTTAAAAGAAAGTTACAAAAAAAATCATTATGAATAATTTTGGGCATTGGTTATTATCTGAAGATATTTCTATTACAGATGAAACTTTTGGATTTATATACGAAATAAAAAATAATATTACAAATAAAAAATATATAGGTAAAAAACAAATAAAATCAAAAATAAGAAGAAAACCATTAAAAGGGAAAAAAAGAATTAGAATAGATTTTAAAGAATCCGATTGGAAATCTTATACTGGATCTTCAAATGAATTAAATGAAGACATACAAAAATACGGAAAAGAAAATTTTACATTTATTATAATTAAATTATGTAATTCTAAATGGGAATTAGCATATTTTGAATGTAAAATACAAATGGAACAAAATGTTCTTCTTAGAGAAGATTATTATAACGGAATTATAAACGTAAGAATAGGAAAAGTTCCAAAATCATTTATAGGTATTGAATTATAATTCAAATATAGTATCATATTACTATGAATATAAAAGATAAGGTATATTTTTCTTATTATATAAAAGAAAATATTATTA